CACAATCTATATTATTCATCAATATTTTTGCGAGAGTGGTCTTACCTGTACCAGCCTTTCCATGTAATAAAAGATGCGGTAAGTCTCCACTCTCTAGATACACCTTGACCTTACCTTTAAGATGATCATTCCCAATGTAAGTGTCAAGTGATGAGGGCCGATACTTTTCTACCCATAAAGTATTACTTGTCATAAAATCCTTTTTCTTCTATTTCGTATTTTGTAACCTCAGCTTTATTGAAAGCCCCTTTTGGATAAGGTAACTGAGGATGTTTCAAGTTATTAATAAATAGTCTATTGTCTTTCTTACTACCAAGAAAATATAAATATCTATGTTTTTCTGCTTCCTTCTTTAACCAAAATGTATGTCCAATCTGACGTTTCAAATGTTCAGCATTACTACTACCATACATAGAATAAACAGTTCTACTGTGTATCCACTCACCATTTTCTTCTATTTTCAAACTAAACGTAGGCGCCATTTGAATAGCACCACATCCTTGATACAACCAATTAGTAGCTTGATAAATACCACCTGCATGATTTTGTTCTGGATCTGCATAAGATACCAATACCTTTACATCAGAAGCATTTTCCTTTAACCATTTAAATGATTGTGAAATAACATAAGATTCTATATTTTTTCCATAACCATCATAAATAACAAGCCTTGTTAATTCTAAAATATTTTTAGTAGTGAGTTCTAAATCTTCTTTAAAAATAGAACCAAGAACTCTTCTACCAATAGGAAAACCATATGCTATTGCACCAATTAATTTTTCTTCTTTCTCATCAAAAAATTTATGTTCTTCATCACTTTGATAAAAAATCCCTATAGGATATCTGCATGAAGATAATCTACCACTATAATGATTTTTTTCAATGAAACTTCTAGCTAATGGTTTGGGAATAAGTCTTAAAGACACTTTTGAAGTATCAACATAAGATTCTTCCATTAATCAACTGATTGTAATGCTACTAAATAATAAGTTGCGTTATAATTGTCAATTTTAAAATTAATTCTAGCCAAACCATCTCCACTAACTTCGAGAACTGCACTTTCACATTCTTTATTAGCAGAAAGAACATCTCTAAAAAGATTAGCATTAAAAGAAACTTTATTAATTTCTTCATATGTATCAGTTTCTACAGGAATTGTAACACGATTAGTATTAATTGATGAATATCCTATAACAACTTTTACACCATCACTATTTGTAATGACTGTAAAACTATCTGTATCTGCAAGAGCTGATTTACCAGAAATAAACTTCTGAATAAACTTACTATCTACTTTTACCTTAACATGAAACTCAGGAATCTTTTTAAGTTTCGGTGGTTGATTTATAACAGATAAATCTGACAACATGTAGTTTACACTCGCCACCCCATCAGTTACTTCTAATGAAATAGCTTTATTACCTGCTTTAGTTAACTTCATTTCAACATCATCTGAAAGTACATCCAAAAGTTTAATCAACTGTTCTGTATTATAAACTCCAAGTTCAACATCTTCAAAATTCCAACTATTCATAGATAATTCACCAAGTAAAGATTTATCACCTGTGATAAACCTAGTACTCAATGTATCTCCCTTACTAGTAAGAACTACAGAAGCAACGTTTCCACTTAAATAGTACTTATCAATGAAACGACTTACTTTATTTTTATTCATAACTATTCTCCATTTATTATAACCATATATACATATATATAGTTTTGTTTATTCAAAATCAAAAAAATCTTTCAATACTTTCACCCTTATCAACATGCTGCCCCCACTCCATTGTATCATAAAACATTTTTATTTTCTTCTTTAAAATAGAATTATAAATTTTATCAAAATTCACATATTCCATTATAAAATTTAATATTTCTGGTGGGTCTTCATATCCTTTATAAGCAATAGTATCTAATCCAAAATTGTTATTTTTAAGATATACCCATTTAATTTTTTCACCATTTGATATAAAATTATACTTATTGCCCAATTTAAAATATCTAACTAAATCATTATATGATATTGCTGCTTTAACATGAACTGGAGCACCCTTTTTAAAAGTTGTAAAAATAGAACTGGAATCAAAAGACGCATTTTTATCAGTATATTTAATTATACCTTTAACTCCAGTAGGTATTGCAATAGTATCTAATTTCATTTTTTTCATACCATTTTTAAAATCTGAAATCCTATCATCTATTTTATCTTTTGGTACATCAGTTAATATATCTTCTAACACATCAGCTAAAAATTTTCTAAGTGCAGTAGGAAAATTTGAACGAACTGTATCTATTCCCTTAACTAATATTTTATTAACCTTAACACCATTATCACTAATGATTTTCATTCCATATCTTTTTTTAACAATAAACAATCCAGATTTAGCAATAATCTCCTGCTTAATTTCAAATCTATGGTTGTCTTGTAAATTACACATTCTCTTAGAAAAATAATCATAAGACTTATTTATAAAACTTTGAATTTCTGATGCAATTTCTGTAATTCTCTGTGCCATCATTACATCACTTAATTTTTTATCAGGAAATCTTTTCTCAATCAATGGAACTGCAGAATAAAATACAGAATCAGTATCTATATAAATACAATAATCTTTATCACCCGTTTGTAACTCTTTATTATAATAAAAATTTGCCATCTTCTTTGTAAATTTAATTAATGTCTGACCAGTTAATGTTGTTGCTTCAGCATTATCTAAATCATAAAATCTAAATACTGGCAATCCCAATACACCATATAAACTATTCAAAATAATCTTTTGAATATGTTGTCTTCGTTGAAAATATTGATATTTATCTTCTTCTCCCGCATCACCAAATTTTTTCATTAATTTTCTATATTCTAATCTTTTATCAAACCAACTTTCTAACAAAGCTGGAATTAATCCCTTTCGATCTAATTTATATAACACACCATTTGTAGAAATAGAAACTTTATTATTATCCAAATATTCTTTCAATTCTTTTTCTGTTAATTTTCCAATTTCTTTTTTATCTTTTATAATAGTATATGTCTTATTATCCCCCCTTAAATATTCTTCTGCATCCCATCCTTCTACTCTTCCAATTTTAGTTTCTGGAGATATATTTAACGACATAATACAAGATGGATACATTGAAGTAATATCTAAATCATAAACCCAATCATGCTTTCCTCTTTGGGGATCCTGAACATAAGCACCAGCAAATTTATCTTCCATACCCATTAAATTCTTACCTTTAGGATCTTTATTTGGTGCAACAATACCCAACTTTCTAAGATAAACTAAAATAGCTCCTTCTAAATAACGAGAAGACATATAAACATCTTCATAAGGAACATGACCAACATGACATACAGCCCTTGCAATATTTATAAAATCCAATTTATCATCTAATCCCTTAACAAGTCTAACATCATGAATATTATATTCAACAAACTTTTTTAAATCACTTTCATATAAATCATTGAGTGTACCTTCATATTCTATTTTTCTTTCACCAAGTTCTTCTTCTGCTATAGAATCTAATCTATAAGAAGTTTTTGAAGAAAAAACAAAGTTTTTATATAAATTTAAATAATCAAGTACAGAAACACCTGCTATTTTATATTTAGAATAGTATTTATTCCAATGTACTTGTTGAATTGGTGATAAACAATTAGCAATATCTTCACCCAAAACCAATGTTATTCTATTATAAAGATATGGCATATCAAATTTATCTACATTCCACCCACTTATAATTGTTGGTGCAATTTCTAAATATGATGCCATAAATCTATTAAGTAATTCTCCCTCACTTGAAAATGATTCAACTATTACACCATCTTCAAAATCATCATCTAATTTAGAATATTCATCAAGAACAAAACACTTATATTGGTCCATAATAGAATCATATAAAGCAATAGATGTAATTTTATTTTCCGCTTTTGAAGGTAACGGAAACCCTTTAGTAACTTCAACTTCTATATCTATGTACATAACTTTATGACCTACAGATAATTCTTCAGAATCAGTATAAACATCTACTAATGTTCTTGTTTCTGGATTAACATCAGATTCATATAACCCAACAGTATCTTTACTCCAGCGATAAAGTTTTTTTAATTTATCACCATATAAAGATACATGAGTACCATACGGATCTTTTATATAGGCATATTTTTTATATGGGATAATAAAATATCCCCTTTGGTCATCCCAAATATGTACTTTTCGTTTAAAGCCGTCGAAATAAATATTTTGATAAATAGTTATAACTCCTCAATTTGATATATTGATCTTACGAATAAAATCGTATATAAGTCAAGTCATTTTTAGTAAAATTGGGGACCAGTTACCCAGCCCCCAATCAACTATTTTAGAAACTAACAGAAATACCTGCGTTAAAGTATCTTGGTGTTCCAAGAAATACTTCAGCATTATGTGCTGCGTGGATTTTATCCCCGTAACTATTGTATTGACTATGATCTACTGCATCCTGTACATATGTTGCATCAGTTGCATTAAACATATGAACAAATGCTGTAAAATCATGCCCCCCAATTGAAGGTAGTTTATATGAAGCATGTAAATCAACTCTGGAATATCCAGGTGCCATCCATACTTGTTCTCTGTCTGCATCGGCGTCTGAACCATCATACTCTCTTGCGCCAGGACTCCAATCAGAATAATTGTTATCATACTGACTGTATACTGCCTGCAATTTCAATCCAGATATTGGTGTAAGAGTTGCACCTAAGACATACGCTGTCTGTGGCATATCACCTACATACAAACCATCAAGTGCGTAAGTATACGGAGTGGTTGTTTGTCCAATGACTTGACCATCTTCGTTAAACTCATCTTCTTGATAATTACCATCTGCATCACCATCAAACACCCACTTACCAAGACTTACTGTGGCATCTAACCTAAGTAAATCAAGTACTTGTGTAGTAGCTTCAACTTCTACACCTTGGTGTTTTTGGTTTATTCCTGTAAGGAAGATAACATCAGTATCACCACTTGAACCCTGTCCGCTTGTTACAGCTTTGGTAAGATTTCTGTCTTTCCAATCTGTATTATAAGCACTTACTTTAACGGATACTCTATCAGCAGTCCAGTTCATTCCAGCTTCTGAACTAATAAATCTTTCATTAGCTGGGTCTGAAGCAACTGTACCATCAAAGTAAATCACATTGTCCATGATAGGTGGTTTTTCAACTATACCAAAGTTACCGAAAACACTAACGTTATCGGAAACATCATACATTGCGCCACCTTTCCATTGTAAAGTAGAGATAGATTCTGATTCTATCTTTTCATCTGCTACAGTAAAATGATCTTGATATGAATATGCAATTTGTGATAATCCTAACATACCATAAGCAGAAAGTGGACCTGAAGCATAAGCTCCCTGAACAAATCCACCTAACCAATCAACGGTAGTTTCATTGTGATAGGCAATTATATCACCCAACTCAACTCTTTTACCATCTGATGCGTTATCATCTGCATAATCCATATAATAATCACCACCCATCAAGTCACGAACTTCACGTGCGTGTTCGATTCCGGCAGTTCTCCAATCTATACCAACTTGTAATTTGAGTTCATCACTCAAATCATAATGTAGTTTAGAAATAAGACCATATGTATTCTGACGATTTATACTATTCCTCAAAATACCTACAGATTGATTATTATCAACACCATGTGTACGTGTGATTACTCTTTTGTCTACATAGACTGTATCAGAATCACCACTATTCATAGCAATAAGTGCATTCCAATCACGTGTCCAGGGACTACGACCATAATAGAATTTATAGTCATCATCACCAAGATTACCATCAGCATCCATAGTAGGAATCCTACCATAAGTACCTGTACCACCACCTGAACCACCAGACCAATACAATACTGAACTCAGTCTTGTTTTGTCATTGATAGTTAAGAAATGGTTTAAGTTAACCAATGGTTTATGAAAGAAGTTTTCTCTTTCATTAATGTAATTGGGATCATGTCTTGCTACTGTTTTAGCACCATACATATAATAGTATTGTTTACCTGTATATGACGGATCAACTGGTGACCAGTTCTGATTAAAGAATCTTCCGACATCTTTAAACTTACCATCATCACCAAGTGCTTCTGTATCATATCCATCTACACTCTCAGCAAATTCGGCATCATATGCACCGATATTCTGTTTGTATAGATTATGACCATGCCGTTGCGGAGCACCGATTGCATATAATTCAAATCGGTTATCTTTATTTAGTGCGTAACTTGCACCAAAATAATATGCCCAAGCATCTGTCCATGTCTTGTCTATGACACCATCACCTGTTTTTCTTACAATAGTACCACTCAAGGCGAGTTTATCACCAATAAGACCACTATTATAATTAAGAGTTGATTTCAGGAATCCACCTGCTCCAACTTCTTGTTTATACCTACCACCCTTTGAATGAGCAGTGGGATCTGTTATAATGTTCATCGTTCCACCAATGGAAGGGGCAGCTAAATTAACAGCACTCAAACCACGCTGCATCTGAATAGAATGTGAAGCATCTGCTACACCATCCCAATTAGACCAATATACCCAACCGTTTTCCATATCATTTTGTGGAACTCCGTTAATCATCACAGCAATATTCCGTTGATTAAACCCTCGAACATTGATACGAGCATCGCCCGCACCACCACCTTGCTGAGTTGCATATACTGATGGTGTAAGATTAAGAGCCATTGGAAGGTCTTGTGAACCAAGACGGAATTCCATGTCTGCTTTTTCTACCGTTGTATGTGCAACAGGTGTTTTCTCGCCTGCACGAGAAGCCAAAACTTCCAATGCTGACATCCCGACTGCAGAAATTGATAGACTGAAATCGAGAGTTACATCACCACTAACATCAACAGATGCAGTGGATGATTCATATCCAATAACAGAAGCTGTAATTGTATGAGAACCTGAATCTAACTTAATAGAATAAGTACCATCTTCTAAAGAAGCGGCACCCAAATCAGTTCCTTCTACAACTACATTGGCTCCAGCCAAAGGACTTCCTTCCTCATCTGCAACTGTACCACTAACACTTTGTCCATAAATGAACATAGGCATTAGAAATGTAATTACCAATGAGAATAAGTTACGTTTGTTTTTCATGAAACGTCTCCTTGTTTTTTATGTGTAAGACGCATTTTTCTACAGGTGCGCCAACTGCCTGCTTTACCCACGAGATTTAAGTATGTGAAATCTTTATTAATTTGCATATTCTTGATCATCATTATCCCCTGTAATTGGTATAATTTCACAAACATCGTTATTACAAAATTTATCTATCTCTGCTTCTTCACCTTCTATACCAACAAAACTCAAGTATCCAAGTTTTTTAATTTGTTTATTGTATTCCTTTTCTTCAATAGCTTCGTATGGCATTTGTCTATAAACACCACCATTTGCTCTTGGTAGTAATGATATACCCTTTAATCTATACTGAAAATATTTTAATACATGAGGTAATTCTTCCGCTTCTGTTTCAGGATTGAATGTAGCCGTACAACTAACTTGGTTATCTGCCCAATGTCGTTGAAGAAAAGCGGCTAAACTGAATTGTTCCCAAATCGAAAGTTCAGCCGCTGTTCTTATGCCCTCACCTACATCAACTGGTACCTCTACCACCATTGTAGTATCTTCTGAACCGAATGCTGGTTCTATTTTATAACCTGCTTTTTTCAAAGGTTTTATTAACTCTGAATGTTTTGATAATCTCATTCTTCTAATATAAAATCTACTTTCTGGATAATGCATTCCTGGAGTTGCTCCAACTAATAATGAAACTGTACCACTTGGTTTAACTGAAGTAGTTTTAATAGAACGTGGTACTGCTAACCAATCTGAATACATCTTATCCCATTCTTGAATTGTATCATATCCTTCTTCTAACCAATTTTTTAACACATCTATTCCACTTTTAGTAATAAACTGTGCTACACCACTAACTGAACAACCAATTCTACGGTTTCTTAACATAACTCTATTAGTATCTGGCCAATGTGTTTTACCAAGTGTTACCGTTTTCGCATACAAATAAGCATATTTTAATGTCCTTTGATAGTCCTCTAATGATTCATGACTATTTGGAAAAGTTTCTACAAGACAACATAATTCATAACTTTCTAATGTTTGTTCTAAACAAGGATTCCCACCAGCTGCTCTATGATCTTTATTATCTTTACCATTTTTTAATCTACTATAACCTCTCATATTCTCTAACCAAGCAAATCCAGGTTCACCATTATCTGTAATTCTTTTACATACATCTGTATAATCCATACCTAATTCAGCAAATATTGAATTGTTTGAAGTCCATCCATATGTTTCTCTATGTTTATTTACTTTATAATTTTTTAAATCTAAGTATTCTTCATCATAAGCATCTCCAAATACAATCTCTGCAGTACGTCTTACATTGCCTGCTACAACACATTTACCGATAAGATTCATTATATCTACGATCGTAGTAATTGTAATTGGTTCTCCTGTGTTATCCTCTAATACCCCTCTAATATCTTTGTGAATTTCTTTTAATGGTTCATGACCACTTGATACTCCACCAAAACCTTTAATTGGTTCACCTGCATCTCTAACCTTTCTATAATCAAATTCTACTACCGCTGTTCCGTGAAAATAACTATCTAATAATAGTCTAAGGGATTCTACCCAACCTTCTCTTGTATCTGGTATCTGATAAATTTCTTCTTTTCTATCTTTATTTACACCTTTAATAACAATTTCACCAGCACCTTTTGTATCAAAACCAACTCCTACACCCAACATACTGGCATCCATCAAAAAACAAAATGGTTTTGAGTAATCTTCTTTTAGTGTTTTAGTAGATACGAAAGCACAATTGTTTAGTGCTGCATATAAATTCTTTTCTTCGGTGATTGGTGTTCCCATAGCCCATAACCCACGACCAGGTGGTAAAAATTTCATATAAAACATTCTCTCATACATTTCCTGCGCTGAATTCTGTGCTTGCCATGCATTCCATCCAAGTTGATGAGATTCAATCCATTGTTTCTGCATAGAGTAAGTACCTTCTACAACCCTACGAACTGTTTCCCACCATCTTTCATTTTTACCATTTTCTTTAACGCGAGAATATGTTCTCATATAAACTAATTCACCTAATCCATTAAAACCGAATGGTGGTTTTTTTCTTTTATACTTGTCTATAAAATTATCTGTTAATTTAAAAGACTCAAAATCACCATTTACCCCATTACCATTTACTACCATCAAAAAAACTCCTTGCTATAAAATTTTCTAAAACAAAATAAACTCTCACCTCTATTAAATATAATATATACAGAATAACCAAATAGAATATATACAAGTATATTATTCAAATCCCTCAACTGGGTCAAGTGGCTTATTTAAATCTTTATATTTATTTGACAGTTGTTTTCTAAGATATTCTTCTGAATTATCCATCTTATTTTGTTGTTCTTTACCCTTCATAGTTGTAGATTCAAATATTTCAATCTTACCAATATTAGTATTCATATTCATAGGATAAGTAAATCCATCCACCCCAAATCTATTTTTAATAGTATGGCATCTAGCAGTATGTGATATTTTATCTTCTACCTTCCTACTAACAGACATAACAAAATCTGCAATCATTACTTTACTATATGCCTCTGATACCTTATCCGCTTCAATAATTTCCATTTCTAATGCAGAACGATTTGCTTGTGATGCTGTCCATATAGGAACTTCAAATTCTCCTGCTAATCCTCTTAAATCTTCATAAATATTCTCTAACACATGCCTTTTTTCAGTACCAATACCACTTAAAATATCTGCATAATCAACAATAACTAAATCTATATCAATTCCACTTAACTCTATTTGTTTCAAATGTGCACTTAAAGTTTGTACAGTTGCTGATTTTGTTGGAAAGTATTTAATGAGAAGTTTTCCTTCAATTGATTCTACTATTTTCCTTACTTCATCTTTATAAAATTTTATATTAGCTGTTGGTGTTCCACTAAATATAGTATCATATCTTAATCCAACATACTCTTGGTTTAATTCTAATGTATAATGTATTACAGATAGCCCCTTTTTACATATATTAGAAGCTATAGATTGTAACATCCAAGTTTTACCAATACCAGCAGGAGCAACAATTACACCTAATTCACCTTTACCTAATCCACCATCCATAACATCATTAATTACATCCCAAGGTGTTGAAATAGTACTCCTAGTACTTTTTGTTAATCTTTCTTCTATACCTACATTATAATCATGACCCAAATCTCTTTCAGACCCAGCCTTTAACGCCTCATCAATTATTTGTTTGATTCCACCATAATCTTTATTTTCCAATAAATCTATTGAACTAACAATAGCATCTTTTAATTTTTGATTTTTACAAAAATCCAATGTTTTTGATTTAATAAAATCTAAATCTGTAGAATCTAAATTTCTCCACACCTCTCTTAAATTTGAAATAACAGTTTCTTTTAAAACATCATTATCTATTTCTTGTATTTTAACTCTAAGAACTTCTAATGTTGGAACTCTTTTCCATTCCATATAATGTGCAATAATAGTTCCACATAAAAATTTATTTGCATCTGCTTCAAAATAACCTGATTTTAAAATATCATGAATAGTTTGAATAAAAATATTATCTTTTAATAAAGATGATAGAATCTTTACTTGAAATTGAGGCCCAAACTCTACAAAGGTTTCCTTATCACTCACCATATAACCTTTTCCTCTTTTCCAAATCTATTATTTCTTTCTTTTTTTTCTGATATCGTTCTTTAGCTTTTTTACAAATATTTTCTTTATTCCTTTGATAGTGTTCCATCTGCCATTTTCTTTGGGCATCTTTCTTTTCTTCTTCCGTAAAATATTTTCGTTTTCTACCCATGTGTTTTTTCAGCCATTTGATTTAATCTATTAAATGATGTTGCTAACCAACTATTTAAATTTGGCAAAGCAGTATATAACTTATCCTCCAAAAACATTTTCTGAAATTTATACTTTACTAATGTAGGAATTGATTCATTAACTTTATTTTGAATTTTTAATTTTGCTGTTGCTGATATATCAACTTCTTTAAGTTGCATTAAATAATAATTTCTCAATAAAACATCTTTATCTAAATCCAATTTATTATCATCTAAAAATTTAATAAAAGTCTCATAACTAACTATATCATTTTCTGATAAAATATGAATCTTTTTTAAAATCGTTTTCATACCATATCCTTTTATACCAGGAATATTATCAGATTTATCTCCATCAATAATTCTAGCTAAAATAAGATTTTTAGAATTAACTCCAAAATCATCATAAACTTCTTTTGGAGTATAAATCTTTTTCTTAGTTGGACTCCATACAGATACCCTTTCATCTACCAATTGAAGAAAATCTTTATCAGTAGACATAATTACAATTTTATTTTTTGGTAGTACTTGCTCTGTAATATAAGCTATTGTATCGTCTGCTTCTATATTATCAATAGACAATAAAGTTAATGGAAGATTTTCTAAATATTCCACACCTCTTTGTAATTGCAAAAGCATAGATTGATGTTCATCTTCTACTGAAGAATATTCATTAGCTCTATTTAATCTAATTTTAGTTTTGCGTTTATTCTTATACTCAGAATAAACCTTACGACGACGGGTAGACCCACCTTTACCATCAAATACTATGATGCATCTGGTGGGTCTTAACATTTTAATAGCATAACCAACTGACTTTAAAAAACCAACTATTCCCCCAATGTGAATTCCATCATCATTGAGAGTTGGTATAACACTAAAAACTCTAATAAAAGTATTTAGGCCATCTATAACCAGTATTTTATCGTTAGGTTCACCACCATCGATCTTCCCGCCATGCTTTTTTATCTGATTGAGTATAGATAAATATCTATCATTACTCATCAGAATCTTCTGATATCGTTATATCATCAATTCCAAAGTTTTTATCATATTTTAATATACATTTATCGCATATCAAATTATAACAATATTCTTTAAACTCAGTATCCTTTAATTGTTCTGACCAATCTTTAGATTGAAATTTTAATTCCTCTCCATTTTGATTTGTCATAGTATACCAAGCACCACCTTGTTTTAACAATTTATGATCTTTTAATACTTGTAGCCAACTACCTTCATCATCAATACCACTCTCAAAGTACAAATTAAAATCGGCATGTCTCATTGGTGGCCCAAGTCTATTTTTAATTACTTGTGCCCTCATTTTCATACCTATAGTATTCTTTTTAGTATCTTTGATTTGACCAAGATTTTTCAATCTAATGCGAGTAGATGCATGAAATGGTAATGCTTTACCACCTGAAGTTGTCCAAGGATCTCCGAACATTACACCAAGTTTAGTACGAAGTTGATTTGTGAAAACTAATGCTATTTGTTGACGACCAATCATTTGAGTGATCTTTCTCATAGCTTTTGATATGATGATTGCTTTACTTGTAGCCCAACCATCTTTTTCAAAATCAGCTTCCATTTCTACTTTGGTAGATGCAGCTGCAATACTATCAACTAAAATAGTTACTAATCTATCTTTACTTGATTCCCGAACTTTTACAATAATTCGTTCAATTGCTTCGAAAATATCTTCAACTGTTTCTAAATGAAGATATAACATATTGCTAACATCTACACCAATAGTTTCAAGAAACTCCCTACTTACTGATGTTTCAGTATCCATATAAACTGCTACTCCACCTCTTTTTTGAGTTTGAGCAAGGATATGTGCCCCTATTAAAGATTTACCACTTGATTCTAAACCATTAATTTCAGAAATTCTACCAACTGCAATACCACCATTAGGTTTATTTGATATTGCTAAATCTAATAATGTAGATCCAGTTGATACAAAATCTTTAATATCAGTAGGTGTTGAATCTGATCCATCTAAAAAATAAGCAACTTTAGTATCTTTGAATTGTTTATTAAGATTATCAGCTAAGACACTTGCTAATTCATCTTTTACAGACATATTTTAACCTTTACTTGTTAAAGAGTTCATCAAATGCTTCTGATGCATTATCTGCAGTAGCGACTGTCTCCTGTAATGTTGAAGATGCAGTGGGTTTTTCTTTTTTATCTCCACTTTTTTCATCTTCATCTGAAGGATTTAACCATTCCTGTAATACACTAGCCAATTCATCATAAGATTGTTCTTGATAAATATCAGAAAGATTTTTCTGTTCTTCTGTTATTGATTGAAGAACTTTTTTATCTTCTGTAACTGTCGTTTGGTTTGGTTTTACACGAATAGTAGTTTTTGGAAATGATGCGCCAACTTCTTCAGCAGTTTTAAATTCCACTACAATATCTCTACCATTTACTGGATCTGTAATATCACCATAATCTGGATCTGCAATGATGGAAAGTAGTTCTTGATAAACTGTTTTTCCAAAACCCCAGAATTTTACACCTTCATTTTCTTCACCACGAACTACAACTGGTGCGAAAGTTCTCATTTTTGCTTCTAACTTTCTACCCAATTTCCAATCTTCTCTATTACCAGATGATTTTAGTTTATCAGCAAATTCTTCAATTGGGTCTGGACGACCAAATGATACAGGTGAAAGATAAGACTTTCTTCCTAGATCATAATGAAAGAAAAGCTCAATAAAAGGAGTTTCCTTATTATGTTTATAAGGTACTATTCTAACTTGAGTTTTACCTGGTTGTGGTTTCCAAAGATTTGTTGTACGAGTGTTTGTAGTTTGTAACTGATTAAGTCGTTTTTTAATTGCGTTAATATCCATTTATTAATCTCCTATTATTATTTTACTATTTAAGTTTCAATTTTCATTTTGTAATGATGTAACCATCATACAATAATATATATCAAGTAATTTTCAAAACCATCAATGTTTTTTAAACAAAAAGTGGCTCGTTATTTTCAAGTTTGGTAATATGGTGGAAACTGAAAATTTGAGCCACTTTTTAAAATTTTTTCCCACCTCCGTCCCTCTTTAGATACCATCCGATACACTAAATTTTTTAGGTGTAATTTAAAACACCAGTCTTTTTAATGGAGACCAACCTCTGTTTTATCTAGTGTATTTATAACTATGTCATCGTTATCCTCCGAGTTTTGAAATTTTGGGGGTGTGAAAATGCCATTTCACATTGATTCACTCTGATTTATTACTTCATATCTCGTTTCCGAAAGTTACTTCGATTCTCCTCAATGCTATTAACATCGTTTGAGCGGATACAACTCCTAACCAATTGCCTTAACCCTCAAAGAAAGGTTTATTCAGCCAGTTTACAGGGAGATTTCCTTTCGGGTACTCCCAATGAAGCGAAAAAGTAGGCTTCTTTTTCAAGTAGTTGTTGAACCAAACTCCCGCACGAAATGTCTTTCAGTATTACCAACATTTAGGTGAATACTCCTCTACCACAAGAGGGATTAGGATACTTTACAAGCCCTTAACGTAACCTGTTATTCGGTCAACCCCACACCAACATGCCTGCTGATGCGTTCCTATTTCAAATGTCAAAAAACTTTATCAGCCCATCATTATAGGCTGATAATATATATATAAACTAAATTTCCCAAAACGCATTTTATTTTTAGGAAATTTTAGAGCGGTGTTAGAGAATCGAACTCCACCTTCTTCGTTGGAAACGAAGTGTATCGCCTTTGATACTTCCACCGCAAATATATTAGGTGGTGGTGTTGAAGTAGAGACCGAGCTACGATGTACATTCAACACCTACAATTCTTATTTCAATTCAACGATCAGTGAATGAGGATTTTCTTTTAATCGGAACGGAAGTTACCAAAAAGAACGACGGTTAGCCACTACTCTTTCTTCCTTACATCTTCCCTTGGCCCTTAGTCAACTAGCCTACTTATTTAACGACTTAACGGGTTTAGAACTCTCTTAATAGAATTGTTACCTAATTTTCAAATATCTTTTGCCAGGGTTTCAAATCGGTAGAAACCCCAAAACCACCACTTCGATTTCAGAGACTCGAAGCCCGTCTCATTATTAAGTGGGTTGGTATTCTTACGTTTCACTTAGCCCCGAGGGACCCACCTATTTGGGATTAGAAGAGGACTCGAACCTCATAGTCATACAATGGTTAGTATAACACCCGTAGTCTATTACTAAGCCGTCGCCAGTAAGTCATCAACCGTCTAACCCTTCGAAATATAATAGGGAGTCCAGTAGTCT